GCGCGTTTGCCTTGGCCGCGCGGTGGGTCCGGGTTTCTGGGTTCTCCCCCCGGCGCGCCTGGGGGTCAAAAAAGCATTTTTTGGGCCGGATGCCATTCCCATCCCGCCTGTCCCTCGAGGGTTGAGGGGTTCCAGTGGCCGGCCTGGTTTGGGATGGGGTTGGGCCGGCTTTGCGCCAGTGCGAATATCGGGATGGCTCTTTTTGCGGCGATCGCGCAGGCCTTGAGGGTACCTGGGCCAGGCTCGAGAGCGATGAAGCAATCCGCTCCATCAATCACTTTTTTTGTCCGTGCCGCCAGCCTTGCAGCAAGAGGGACATCATCCCCGCCCCCAGATCGCCACTCCACCCAGGCCGAATCGGCAGCACGCAGCACGGCGGACACGGCGGACAATGCACATGCCCCATATCCATACCGTTCGAAAATTGAGCAGATCTGCAAGTTAACGGCGAGGTGAACGGAATCAACAACCGTTCCAATAACGTACTCATCCGCCCCCACGCAGCACCCCACGCGCACGATCGCGCCCGCCTCGTACACGGCACATATCAGTTCAAACGCCTGTTTCGTGCCACGAAAATTCCTCGATCCCCCAAAAGCGACCGTTTTAAAAGATTTGACGTCCATCGAGCAGCTCCTTGTCAAAAGATACTTATATTTTAACAGATACTAGACGTACAATCAAGTTAACGTTTAATGAGAGTTTTCTGCAATCGAGAGCGAGGGAAGCTTTGGCTCACGCGGTGTGATTAGCTAGCCGTCTCCCGCGCGTCCGTGTGTAGGACAGGGAGGAATTTTTATCTTTAAGAAATTGCAAGATCCTTTGCGGGAATCGCTTTATTAGCATCTTTTTCATCTCATCTTCACCTCATGTTGGTATGCCTAGTATCTGCTATAATAATAGTATGTCCAGTAACTAGGAGTTTTGTCATGTACACCGAATTTTGCCACTTTTGCGATACGGAAACACCCCACGAATACGACGGTACCTGCAAGTCGTGTGGCGGAAAAGATTTTTTTACCTGCCGAGTCTGCGGCGGGCAAATCCACACCGACGATGAGGACCAACACGTCGTCGGCATCTGCGAGGACTGCCAGGACACATCTTGGATGGAGCACATTTAATGCACACGCACCGGTTTATTTCCTTTTCTGCTTTCCGTTTTGGGGGACTGAGGAAATTGCATTTTTCAGCCGGCGGGCTGTCCCAGGTTTGGGCCTGGTTTGACAGCCGGGACACCGCGATCCGGTTTGCCAGGCGCTGGGGCCTTGAACGCGTAAACGCCAATGGGGACGGTCGGTATTTTGTACTCGTTTACTGCACGTCGTTTGATCTGCCTGGCGGCCACATGACTCGCAGTGTGGCGGTATCTGGGCTGACAAGCCTGATTCGAGCATTGGAGTTTTAGGAGAAAAAATCATGAACTGCTTTTTATGTAAAAAACCGATAACAACCGCTTACAGAGTGCTGGTTCCCGCGCGTAATTGCCGGATGAAAACTAAATTCCGGGATGTGTGCCGGGAGTGCTACATAGCTGACAAAAAAGCGCAGGGGTACAGACTCGAAGGGGGGATGTGGGTCAAATGAATTTCTCCCCTGCCTTCTGCCCCGGGTGTCCCCGAGGCAGAGGAGAGCGAAGAAATCGCCCTAAATTTTTTGTAAGGAGCTACTCATGAACGACAAAACCAAAACCGTGCCCGCAGACATCCGAGAAGTGTATGGAATGCTGTCAATGCTAAACGACGATCTAACCGATGTCATGCAAATCGAGGTTACCGAGTGGAAGGATGACCTCAAGACCGCTGTCAGTGACTGGAAGCGCAATGGAGCGAAGGAACCAAATTGGAAGGCATACCGAAACGCGATGAATGAAATTTGCCGCGAGGATGGAATGCCCAGACTATTCGGCTAAAAATTTCTCCCCTGCCTTCTGCCCCGGATAGCTCCGAGGCAGAGGAGAGCGAAGAAATCGCCCTAAATTTTTTTTTGTAAGGAGCTACTCAATGAGAACACTAAAAATTAAGTCTTTTGGAGACCTTTGGAGGCAGCGTAAAGGTTATGAGTCAATCAAGTCTCAACTTTTGCTTGCCGGAAAATGGCTATTTGAAGCCGGTTTCAGACCAGGCGACATCGTAAAAATTCGGGTAGAGCCCGGAAGAATCGTTATAGAAATCTAATTTAAGGAGCTACTCAATGAACACACACATAACCCCCATCTCAGAATCCGAAGCGGTAAACGCTGTACGGAGACTCGACATGACCAGTCGCAACACGCCAGAGCGGATCATGTTAGCCATTGACATTGTATTGTCAGACATGATTAAGCCGGACGGTAATCAGGTTAGATATCGCTGTCAGGAGTACATTGTTTGTGGATGGACTGGCAGCTATAGAGTTTTTGGTAACTTTTGCACGTGCAAGGATCATCTCACGTGCAAGCACGTGCTTGCACGTGCCATTTACGAGGATGTGTTATCTCGCCGCCCTATCCCGGTTTTTGTGCCAGCGCACGAAGTCGCGCCCGCCTGGCGTGCTGGAGTGCACCGTATCCCCGACCCTGTTTTCATCCCTGCACGCGAGGCCGCATTGCTGGCAGAACTGGGGTACTGAAATGAGCGCATCTATAGTAACCACATCCAACCGTGATTTTGTCGTCGTCGAACAAAAGCGCGGCATCTATACCCCCCACATTTTTGAGAGTCAGGAAGCTTTTCGGGAGTGGCGACGTACCCACCCTGGAAACTTTGCGAGCACGAACACCGCGAGCGGCAAGATGCAGCCTGCCGTTGACCACCGCGATGACTGGTTAATAAACTGGAGCTAACCCCATGACCCCCAAAACCCCCCAAAACATCCCCGCAGATGAACTGATTGACGATCTGCATCCTAGCCGGTTCCTGAAAGTTTCCGACCTTCTGAATCGCTGGAAGGTCCGAGACCTGATCGTCACGATCTCCCGCATGACGCGGGAGCCAACCACCCCAAACCCTGCCGACATTGACCCGGAAACCAAAAAACCGCGTGTCGTGGTGCAACCGGTACTGTACTTCAAAACCCGGACCGGTCCCGAATTCTCACGCGGTTACCTGGTCAGCGCCAAAGTGGATACGGAGTCGCTCAAGTCCGCTACCGGTGCGCGTACCGTTGGTGAGTTGAGCGGCCGGAAGATCCGGATCGTCGTAGGCGAGCACCGGCGGAAAGCGGTGCTGCGCATTGATCCGCAGCCGGTTAAGGAAAAATAAAATGTACGTTTACATCCAGACCGAATCCGCATTATGGACTGTCGGGTTTTACGACCCTGACGGAGAATGGCACGCCGAGAGCGATAACAGCACGCCAGAGCTAGCAGCTGACAGAGTCGCATACCTGAACGGCAGCAAAAATGACAAGAATCATCCGGGACACCGGTTCTGGGATGTTGATGAGGAGGTGAGCGGAAAATAAAAAATGTCGGGTTATTCGTCCCCGAAAAACGATATAATGTGTGTTGCAGAATTGACACCCCTCACAGGGTAAAATCCAATCACCCCCAAACTTTAATCGCTCAAAACGAGCAAAGGACTACTCAAATGAACCCCCCAGAAAAATTTTCTCGAATCGTGAACGGCAAAAAATACGCCGTAGAAACAGCCACCCTGATCGCCGACGATGAATATTGGGACGGTCACAACCATGAGAGGAGCGGTAGGAACACGTTTCTATACCGCACGCCAAACGGAGCTTATTTCACCGTCAACATGACCATGTGGCAAGGCGAGCGTGACACGCTGATCCCTGTCGATCAGGAAGAGGCGATCGAGATGTACGAGAACTCGCTGCCTGAGCACGCCGTCCCCTACGAAAAGGCTTTTCCTGGCGTCAAAGTCGAAGACGCCTGACCCCACCCCTGCCCCTCCCCCCATCCGGGAGGGGCAGGTTTCGATGAACTCAACCCAAGCAACCAAAACAAACGCCGGAAACGGCAAAGGAGATTGAAATGAATATATTAACGCAAGCACGAATAACTGAAATCGGCGAGCGTCTCATCGCGGAAGCGAATGAGATAAAAACATTGCCAGAGTTGAAAAGTTTTTACGACTCCCTCAACGACGAGGTCTTGAACCTCGTCACTGAGAACGAGGACGAGAGTACCATGCCTCTCGGTTGGGTGGCGTCCCGGATAACTGAGGACGCCCAGAAAAGATTCGACCTCATGTCGAATCGATACGTAGCGATTAACGCCTAAAGTTGTGCCCCTCCCCATCTGGGAGGGGCTTTTTTTTATTTAAACACCTGACCTATGGGCCATCCCCGCCCAAAAAAAATTTTAACCCCTTGCGGGGTCGCCTTCGGCGGGTGACCCGGCCATTGTCCCCTTGCCCGATCGTGGTACCGGGTCCAATCGTGGTTTTGTTTCCGGATCCGCCTCGATCGTTTCCCGTTGCCCGATCCTGAACCGGTAATCACGCGCCGCGCGTTAAATTCCCGGTCCCCCTTTGAAGAACCTGCGGTGTCCCCCTCCCCCTCAATCGTTTCCCGTTCCCCAATCATGGAGAGTAACCACGCGCCGCGCGTTAAATTCCCGGTCCCCCTTTGAAGAGTCCGTACTCGATTCATCCCCCTGCCGCCAAACATCGCGGGAAAATCCGGGCGTCCGAAGACTACCGCCAAGGGTGCGGAAGAAAAGAAAAGACCCCGGCCCGATTCATCCCCTGCCGCCAGACATCGCGGGAAAATCTGGGCGTCCGAAGACTACCGCCAAGGGTGCGGCAAGAACCCGAACCCTAAAAACTTGACAACCTTTTGTAAACTTGGTATAAACCAACTATGTCGAAAACGGAACTACTCACTCCCCCCGACCCCACAATCATCTACACAACCACCCTGATCGCCGAGAGACATGGAGTCACCGACGAAGCCGTCCGACTCTGGATCGTCACCGGCCAGCTTCCCGCGCGCAAAATCGGGCGATCATGGACAGTCAAACCCGAAGACCTGTCCGAATTCGAGAACAGGAGAAAAGCAAAATGACCTACCGCCTGACATCACTGTCCGTCCACTACGAAGACATAGACCCCTACACCTTCGCCCAACCGCCTGACCAATACATACTCACCATCAAGTTACAGGATGAGCAAAAAAACAAGCGCAGCGCAAAGATCGCCATTCCAAAGAACGTCGAACTTACAGACCTGGCCGTCTACTTCCACAAAATCGCAAAGGCACTTGAAAACACAAAGCACGAAATCGAAGCCAATGGAAAAACACAATGATCCAATTCCTTCGCCGCTTCTTCCTCACGGTCTATATTTTTACCTTCCTGTACAACTTCTGGGGGATTGCCATTTACCACCTGCTCAGGCTCTACTACAAATAAATAGAGCCTGACACTCAGTCCTCACAGACTGCACGCCGTCACCTCTGCCAAGACAACGACGACGCACAGCACATTAATAACTGAATATCAGACTCAAGGGCGATAGAAGGGGCTTGAACCCTCAACATCCACTTCCAGATTCAAGAAAATTTCATCAATCCCCGTACCGGCAGGTACTCCCGCACGTCGTCCAGGCCCAAATCCTGGACGTAGTTTTCAAATACTTTCTCGCTCAACCACCCGCCGCCCCGCATAGCAACAGACTTCGGAGCACGGTTGCGCGTGGTCAAAGTGGCATAGGAATGACGGAAACGATGCGGGTGTAGATTCTGTATCCCCGTCTCTTCCTTCCACCCCTTGACAATCGCCTTTACCCCTTCGGGGGTCAATCCTTTACCCGGGTAAATTCCACCCACTGCAACAAAAACCGCCTTCTCTTTGGGCCGGGCAATAACTTCACGCACTGCCAGCCAGTCCGCCAACCATACAGCCGTGTGGTCGTCGAAGACCCGGAAGCTCCACTGACCCCCTTTAACGACAACCGATAGTATTTTCTTGTCCAGGTCCAGGAACTCCATTTCCAGCCTGGCGATCTCCGCTACTCGCAACGCGCAATCAAGAAATACCCCCGTCATAGCCAGGTCCCGAACACCCTTCTCCCTCGTCGTGTCGAACGACGCAAGAAGATGCTCCAACTCCTCCACGCTCAGCGCCTTGCGCGGTGCAGCAGGAACCCGCTTCAACTTCAACTGCAAAGCGGGATGCGCCGCACCAAAGTGATAACGCAAAAACCCCCGTATCGCATACAGCAAAATAGATTGGTGATTCCCGCCCCATTCAGGACGGCTCAACCATTTTAGCAAATCGCCTGACCCGGCCTCCCGGCCCCCGTCCGGGAAATCGGCCAGCCACAACCGCAGCGCACGCGTGTACCGGTCCCGTGTATTGACCGAATAACGCTGCGAATTCAAGAATGATGCAATCATCATTCGATTTTACCAAACGAAAGGAGAAAACCTATAAGCCAATATTCCCCCACTTAAAACCAAACACCCGCCATGAGAACGGGTGCCTGGCATTCCTTTGAAGGAACTACTCACATTCTATTTTACCAGAAACCCGAGAAAACCAACGAGGATAACCCATGTCCAACGATATCCCCCCAAACGTAAAGATCGAGCAAATCGAATTCATACCCGAAGATGTCAAGAAAAAGAACCAAAGAACCAAGCATCAATGGCTCCGCTCACGGGTCAAGGAACTCAAGCCAGGGAGCAAGCCGCTAAAAATCACGTTTCCTGACAGAAAACAAACCGACGTAGCCCGCGATGTTCTGGTTCGGGTCCGAAAACACTTCGAGGAATCACCCGGCACGAATAAGACCTGGGAATTCTACAAATGCTCCCTGAACGGCAACACGAACGGCCCCTATAACCTGTACATCGAATGCATACCATTCAACCCCAACCAGCCCCGCCGCCAGACAAGGCGGAAACCCCGTTAGCCGACAAATAACAACTAAAACCAAAAAGGAACTACTCCCATGTCCCAACACATCTTCCTCCGCACCACCCCCTCCCTCACCCCCGGTCGTGTGGGTTTCGAGACGAGGCTTTCGGTTTACGGCCCAGTCATTGCGTCCGGATTCTGCGACAAAGCCAACTTCCCACAATTCGCGTACACCTGCGCAGCCGACGCCTTTCGACGACCCTACAGCAAAATCAAGAAAACTTTCCTCCCCCTCCCCCTCTTTGCCACCCCCAGCACACCGCCACGATTCTCTTGGAGATACATCAAAGACAAACTGCTAAAAGCCCTCCCCTACTCCCTGCTTCCCCTGCTCCTCACCGGCCTGTTCTTTTTCGTCATCTCCACCGGCTACGAAAACGGAACGGTGAATCTAAGACAGGCCCCCACGCAGCACAGCAGAATCATTGCTACCCTCCACGAAGGCGATCCAGTCCTCATCGCCCCCAATCCGTGCAATCCGTGTAATCAGTGGTTACAGGTCTTAACCTTCTCCGGCCCAGGCTGGATCTACGGCGAATACATAGAGTTGAAGCCATGAACATCCTACTCTTTCTCGTAGTGCTTTCCACTGCTATCTTCCTGCTGCTAATCCTTGCAAGCAGGCGCTACCAAAACCCGGACCCCCACATCCTGAGCGAACGCCTTCAAGTGATCTTCACCCCGACCGGGGCAGAACTACTGCTCAACAATGACAGCCCAATCACATTCACGGACACCGGCCTCCTAATCCATCTCACCGAAGACGAGATAATCAACCTGAACCGTGTCATAAACAACCGCTACGGAGAAAATACTTTTCTCCGCACTCTCTAAAAGGAACTACTCAATGTCAAACCCAAACCAAACCGTAGGCGATATGTTCGCCGACGCAAAGCAAAAGACCATAAAGGGATTCGTGATCCTGCTTGGCATCATCGTTTACACGGGCGCAGTGATCTACGCCGAAGTGCACAATATCAACCTGATGACGAAAGGAGTCCCGGAAGAACTCCTCTTCTGGGCAATGCTCGGAATCATCAGCCTGGGAATCACCGCCCTGACCCTGCCGCTCGGGATCCACTACTGGACTCACGAAACCACCCACCGGGCAGTGGCTTTTGTCTTCTATGCCGTAGATATGTCCATCATGTTCTTCAACACATTCATAGACTATTCCGTCAACACAAGCGCCGCAATGCCCGCCTTTTGGGAAATGTATTTCACCTACGTGCTCCCCAACACACCGATCATCGTAGGCCTGGGTTGGTCAATCCTGTTTCTGATGGACCCCTCCCACCGCGAAATGCACCAGGTCGAAGAATTCAAAGCTGCTACCCGGAGAACCCTGTTCAACCGAATTACCGAAGCCGCAAAAAGTTCGGACATTGACGCAATAGTTACCGCCACCGCTCAGAATCTGGCAAACGACATCGTAGGCAGCACACTCGGAACGCACAGGGGAAAAGCCGCTCTACCCATCACCCTCAACGGCAAACCCACTCCCCCACAACTACCCGGACCCGAAGCAAGCAAAAAATTTCACCTGGTGACCGAAGGAGCAAACGCAGGAAAGCCCCCAAAGAAAATGATTACACTGCCCAGGACCATCGGAAAGAACCTGTACCCCATGCACCAATGCCCCACCTGCCAAAAAAGAACCGCCTTCCAAACCCTGGATAACTTCAATCTCAAATGCTCCGAATGTGGGACTGAGATGTCCCTCACCCCCGCAAACCCTACCCCAGGCGGGGAAGAGAAAGCCTGACCCGCCCCTGCCTTTGGTGCAAACACCCTATCCCACACCACAAAAGATACTGCAACCACGCGCACAAACAAAAAGCATACCGGCGTAGAAAAAAAATGTTAGCCAGCAACCCCACCCACGCATATAAGGGCCAGCCAGTCGAGCTTTTAGAATTGACCTATGAGCACAACGGAAAACAATACTGCACCATCAAGCTGAAAAACAGGCTTGGCAAAATCCAGCGTCAAACCGTCCAATTCGACAAGCTCCAACCCCTCCCAGAACCCAAAGCCCTTAAGGCGTAACACCCGTAACGGGGGAGGGAAGGGCGGCTTGTTGACCGCTCTCCCCTCCCCCCCCCACTTTATTCGCGTAGCCATTTATGGAGCCAAATTATGACACCTCAACTCCCCAACCACATGAAAGAAATAAAGGACCAGTTCCTCGACCACTGGACTCTCGGAACCAACGACATGACCGCCCACTACATAACCAACGTCATTCAGGACGATTCGAACTGGTTCGCCCTGGTCGCCGCCTGCGGCGTTTCTTTCCACGCTTCGCTATGCGAGGCCGTCATCAATCCGATGTTCAAGTGCCTCCGGTGTGCAAATAGCGAGGGAGTCAAGGTCACATGAAAATCTGCAAGGAATGTACACGTCACTACACCAACCCCCACCCTAATAGCGAATATTGCTCCAATAAATGCGCCAGAAAGGCGCAGAATCAACGCTACAACAGAAAAAAGCCCGTCAAACTCATCTGTGACTGCGGTCGCAAATCCATCGCCAGCAAAACTGTCCGCATATATAGCAAACAATACCAAATACCTCTATGTCTTGCCTGTCTCTACATTGAAATGAATTTCGCCCCCGAACACATCCACATCTACAAATCGGCAACCGGCCAGCTATACGAGTACACATAATGGAACCCCACGCCCTCCCACTCCGCCGCATCATTACAAACTTAAAACCCTCCGGCGTGACCGTCTTCTTCGCCATGCTCTTCCTGGGTGGAACCAACATCACGCAAAAGAAACTGATGTTTGCAACAGCACTGACCGACAAGACCGTATCCGCAGCCCTGACCATCCTTCACGCCGAAGGCCTTGCCATTCCCACCCGCACCGGTTGGTGCCTGACCGACGCCTCCCGCCAGCTTGAGCTACCTGTACTTTGGTACAGTCGGAGAATCTCCGACTCTAGTAGTAGTATTAATACAGAATCTCTTAATAATAGTGAATCTACTACTACTAAACAGGACTCGGAGAATTTCCGACTCAGGCTGGCAGCCCTCATCACCGAGGGCGTCATCGAACCCTGGCGCTCCGAACTCGCAGCCGTCGAACACCTCACCCCGGCGCACATCACAACATGGGCCAAAATAAAAAAAACCGAAGTGGGGGAAACCTACAGCCCCCGCTTACTCAATTACATCCTCCGCAACATCCAGCCCGGCGAACCACCGCCCCCGGACCCGGAAGCCTGCAAGTGCGGACTCATGCCCTACCACCAACCAGGCTACGGGCAGATCTGCCCCGGTTGCCTGGACTTCGTCTCAGCCTGCCGGTGCAGCCCAGGGAAACAAGACCACCATCCCCATTGCGAATGTCCCCAATGCGAACCCGAGGAACTCCCATCATGACAACCAAAATTATCGTAAAAATATGGATTGACACAACCGTAAGCCCCAGCGCCCCCAAACGCTCACCAAAGGCCCTGATTATCCGCATCAAAGACGGCAAAAAAACCGCGCTCTCGTACACTGGCAAATGGATCAGCAAAGACGAAGGCCCATACCCCAGTGAGTGCCTCTTACCCGTTTCCACCTACAACAAGGACAACGACAAATGACAACCAATTGGACCATCCACAAAAACCCCAAATCCTTCACCATCAACGACGATCAAGGCCATATCCTGGCCCGGATCAACCGCTCCGACGTGCAAAACGCCGAAGCCATCGCCTGCCTCATGGCAGATGCTCCACAACAAAAAGAAACCATAAACAAGCTAAAGGGGCAAAACATAGAACTAAGAACAATCGCCACAAAACTAGCCGACGCCATGGGAAGAAAGAGTAGCAATCTCTTCCCCCTCACCGACGAAGAAAAAAGTATTCTCGCCCTCGCCCTCCTTGACCTGGGCGTTCGCATGGAACCGGAAACATTCCTCTCTTACATGAAACTTGCCCGCAAACTGGGCATCATGGAAAAAATAGAAGAAATATCAAGAGATCGATGCGATCCCAACCTGCCCACCCCTGATCGCCCTCCGCCACCCCCAACAAGCACCACCCACTAACCCCTAATTCCTATACAATCCGTGTAATCCGTGTAATCAGTGGTTGCACAATCGTTTTACAAAATCAAATAAACTTGCTACAATCGTAGCAACCGAAACGCCCGGCCCTCCAACCGGGCGTTTTTTCATAGAGGGGGGGAGTACGGACCGTGGCGTGTTCCTTCCCCCCCCCTCATCCCAACAAAGGACAAACTCATGATCAAATGGCTGTTAGCATCCCGTAAAGCAAAACTCTCCCTTGCCATCATCCTCACCGGCCTGGCTCTCAACCTGACCGGCCAGATTCCCACAGACCAGCTTTTAGATGTACTGTGGAAGACCATTGTCACCCTGGTTGGCTCTATCGCCGTAGAAGACGGACTCAAAGGTCGTCAGCCCACCAGCACCAGGGAACTACTCGAAAAGTTTGGGGGTGACTAATGTGGCAACAAAAAGGAAACGCGGCGGACAGCCCGGCAACACCAATGCGCTCAAGCACGGCATCTACCGTAAACACTACACAACCGACGAGATCACGGATCTGGAAACAGCCCTCCAATCGGGGTTACAAGACGAGATTGCCTTACTCAGAGTCCTGCTCAAGAGGACGTTCGCGCTCGCGTCCGGCGTCGAAGACCTCGAGGAATCCACTAAGACCCTCAATGCGCTCGGAGCAGCGACAACCAGACTTTCAGGACTACTCCGCGTCGACAAACTTCTCGGCGGCGGCGGCGGCAACGCTGCTGAAGCTATCGCAACCGCCATTTCCGAAGTGGCTACGGAACTGGGCCTTCTCCATAACTAAGCAAGCCCTCAAAGAAATGGCCGACGAACTGACATCGCCGGACGTAACCGTCCGCACACCCCAAAAAACCTGACACCTGACCCCATACCCTTGCAATTGAGACAAAATATCAACCCAAATGACCATGTACCTGTACAAACATTCAACGTTAAATAGAATATATGTCTCAAAAATTGGTCAGTACGCTAAAGAAGCTGCTACGCGATCCGGTCCTCTTCACCGAGAAAGCGTCAGGGGTCAGGCTCCGCAAATACCAGGTCGCACCCATTCGCGCAATCGTAGAATCGGTCATCAACAACTACGGGGACACCATCGTAGTTATCTTCCCGCGCCAGTCAGGAAAGAACGAACTGCAAGGACACACCGAAACCTATTTACTGACACTCTTCTCCCAGGTCTACCCACCCAGGGAAATTGTCAAAGTCTCACCCACAAAAATCCCACAATCCGCCAACGCACAACGACGCCTCGAACGTTTCCTCAAGCGCAACCTCATCACCCGCGACATCTGGGAAAAACGGGAAGGCTATATCTATCAGGTAGGGGAGGCGGCTTGTGTGTTTCTTTCCGGCGGTCCAGGAGCGGCCATAGTAGGAGCGACCGCTTCCCTGCTCCTTTCCGTGGACGAAGCCCAGGACATCCAGATCGCCAAGTTCGACAAGGACATCGCACCCATGACCGCCAGCACCAACGCCACCCGCGTCTTTTGGGGCACCCGCTGGACATCCACGACCTTGTTAGAACGAGAGTTGCGATCCGCCTTCGAAGCGCAGAACCAGGACGGACGCAGGAGAGTCTTTCTCCTCAACGCCGAAGACGTGGGCAGGGAAGTCCCCGCATACAAACGATCCGTCGCTGCCGAGGTAGCCAGCAAAGGCCGTAATCACCCCATGGTAAAGACACAATATTTCTCGGAGACCATTGACGGAGAAGGCGGCATGTTCCCCCCGGCGCGTCGTGCGCTCCTTCAAGGCAGCCATCTACGCCACATCTACCGCAACCCAACCAGCATTTACATCATGCTGGTAGACGTGGCAGGGGAGGACGAGTCTCAATCCGAAGACCTGACCCAATTAATCAACAAACGCCGCGACGCTACCTACATGACCATCGTGGAAGTTGACCTCTCCACCATTACCGATCCCATCCTCGCCAGACCTTCCTATAACATCGTTCACCGCAAATCATGGATAGGGACCAAACACGTCAACCTCTACGGCCAGCTCAAAGCCTACTTCCAGACCTGGGGATGTCTCCGCATGGTCATGGACTCCACCGGCATAGGCGCGGGCATCACCAGCTTCATGATAAAAGCCCTGGGCGAAACCGCCGTCATCCCCTTTGTCTTCAACAGCGCCACCAAATCGAAACTGGGCTGGGACTTGATCTCTGTCATCGAGTCCGGACGCCTCAAAGACTACATGGAACTGGACGACGAACGCGCCCGCTTCAATCTCGAAATGACCTACTGCCAGATGAAAGTAATAGACGGACCAAACAAACTCATGCGATGGGGCGTACCCGACAACACCCGCGACCCCGAAACCGGCGAACTCATTCACGACGACGCCATCCTCTCAGCCGCACTCGTTGCCCTGCTCGACGACATCCCCCTCGGCCTGACCGAATCCGGCATCATCCCCGCCCCCAACCCCCTCGCCGATCTAGACCCCGTGTTCTAACATGCCAAAACGCCCCAACCCATCCCCTAAGCCAAATCTCTGGAAAAAAAGCCGTGTAGCCCTGTCTACGTGGCTCAGGGGCACATTGTTAGCCATCTCCGCGCGCATTGACGACAACTACCCTGCAAGCCGCTACACCCAACTCCCGCACGACCGCGACCTGGCCACCGCACAGAAGTTCTACGAGGACTCACTGGAAGCCTGGCGCAAGAACCCCATCGCCCGGCGCATCGTCGGAATCATCAGCGACTACGTCCTCGGAGACGGCATCACCATTGAGAGCAAAAACACCCGCCTGCAGCGGTTCATCGAAGCTTTTTGGAGCCACCCGGAGAACAATATCGAACTCCGCCTTGAATCCATGTGCGACGAACTCACACGCGCCGGCGACCTGTTTCCCGTCCTCTTCACCGAAGAAGCAACCGGCATCCCCATAGTTCGATTCATACCCAAGGACAGCATCACCGAAATCATCACCGCCGAGAATGACTGGGAAACCGAACTCGAATACATCCAACCTATGGTCATGGGCATTCCAAAGACGTGGCTCAGTCCGAAACATCCGGATGCTGGGGGGACGATCATGCTCCACTACAAAATCAATCCCGTCATCGGGGCACTCACCGGCGAGGGAGACCTGGACGCCATCATTCCCTGGCTGCAGCGCTACTCCCGCCTGCTCGAAGACCGTGTACAAATCCACTGGGCCGCCCGTGTGTTTCTCTGGTTCGTGAAAGTCCCCGCAAGCAAGGTACAGGAAAAAATCAAACAATACGCAACCGCTCCCCCTTCCGGCAGCGTGATCGTCCACGAAGAGGGAGAGGAATGGACAATGGAGACACCCAACCTGCAAGCACGCGACGCAAAATCGGACCTGGACGCCGTCCGAACCATGATCCGCGCAGCCAACGGATTCCCGCCCCACTGGATGGCCGAATCAGGAACCAGCACCCTGGCCGAAGCCAAGGCCATGCAAGCCGCCCCGGAACGGCACCTTCGCAGACGACAAAATTACTTCGTGTGGGTTCTGACCGACCTGACACACCAGGCTTTCCTGCTGGCAACCAGATCCGGCAAATGGCAGCCCATCTCCACCCAGAACTACAAAAAGCTCTACATCACCAACACCCCCGACATCTCCCGCGAGGACAACGGCGCGCTTGCAACAGCCGGCAAAGACCTGGCCGCCGCCCTCCAAACCGCCGCCTCCCAACTCCCCGGCCCATCCAAGACATTCGCTGCCCGGGTCCTCACCCTGATCCATAAATTCATAGGTGAGGAGTTACCCGCAGCCGACAAGGACAAAATCATTGAAGAAGCATTCACCAACCCCCCGAAACCAGCCGCCCAACCAGCCGCCTCCCCCAACGGAAAAGCCCGAACGCCTGTCAACTAGCTTCGAGCTGCTCGAAGCCCTCCCCGAAAACCCAAAGACCGGCCGGCGCTCCTACCGCGCCCGCCTGACACGCGTCGGCAGAGACCAGCGCGTAGACGGCGAACCAGGGAAGCGAATCATGACATCCGAAGCCCTGAAGGATGCCCAGGAACGGCGTCTATTTACCGGTCTTGCCATGTTCGTAGACCACCCCGGTTTTTTCAACTGGCTCCCCTCACTCCGCAACCTGGCCGCCATCACCACCGAAGCAGAATTCGACGGCCAATTTATCACCGCCAACTTTCTCACCTACGACAACGAACCAGGAAATATCATCGCAGACCTGTTCGACCAGGTGTTAACAGACAGAGTCAAGCCAGACATAGGTACATCACTCCACATCATTACCCAGACAACCGAATTCGACGAGAAAACCGGCGATCGGACATGGAAAAAGCTCCGCACCGTTATCTCATCTGATTTTGTGTTCAAGCCCGGGTTCTCTGACGCCCGCGTGCTTTCTAAACTGTCCGCCCTCTTCGCGGACCAACTCAAGGAGAACATCATGGACGAAGAAAACAACGTCCCCCAGGAGGAGACCCGAGCGTCCGTGCTCACTTCTCCTAACCCCGGACTTACCAGTCCGCCCACCCCAGACATGACTCAAAACTGGCTCAACGCACAGCGCGATAATGTCATCGCTACCCTCATGGGCAGCGCAACCGACCTGCCCGAACAGGTCCGGCAAAAACTATTGAAGCAGCATCAGAAGCACCCATTCAACACCCCGGACGAACTCTACTCCGCAATCGAGGACGAACGCGCCACCCTCGCAACCGTCCGAAAGGACACCGTCCAACTGGGCGGCCTGCCCCCGCGTGGAGGCGGCCACATCGGCCAGATGCAAACCAGCATGGACCAGATGCAGGGTGTCCTCGACTGGCTCTTTGGCGTGGACGGCGCTCCAACCCCAGACTATCAGTTCCGCTCCATGCCCTTCGTCTACCAGGCCCTCACCGGCGATCGGAATTGGTACGGCAGCTTCGACCCCGAAGCCGTGCTATTTGCCGGCGCAGATACAACCAGCCTGGCCTCTCTCGCAAAGAACGCCATGAACAAGGTGATCATCAGCGAATGGGCAGCCCTGAACTTTTATCGCTGGTACGAATTCGTAGCCGCAGCCGAACCCAATGACGGCAGCGTACAACAAATGACCTTTGCCAGCGAAGGCGGCATCACAACCCTGCCCACCGTAGGCGAAAAAGCCCCATACGGCGAACTGGACGTCGCCGACGTGGAAGAAGTAGCCTCATTCGTCAAGTACGGCGGCTATGTGGGACTCACCCTCGAAGCCTGGCGTAACTCTGACGTCTCCCTGGCCCAACGCATCCCCCGCATCCTGGCTGCAGCCGCAGTCAAGACCAGATCCGCCAAAATCGCCTCTCTGTTCACTGACAACTCTGGGGTAGGCCCCACGCTAGGACAGGACTCAACCGCCCTCTTCCACGCCGACCACGGCAACGTAGCCACCACAGCCCTGGGCACAGATACAACCGCATGGGAAGCCGCTTCGCTCGAAGTGTTCAACCAGAACGAAATCGGTTCAGGCGACAATCTCGCAGTCTTCGCAAAATATCTACTGGTTCCCGGCGCGCTCTACTTCCAGGGTCTCAAGAACTTTGGCTACGGCGACGGCAATCCCACCTCATACAATCCCTTCGCCACCGCCGCAGGCGGCCGCGAACATACCACCCACGACCCCCGCCCCGTCGTCCTGGCAGTCCCCCACTTCACCGACGCCACCGACTGGGCAGGGGTAGCAGACCCCATGCTCCTACCCGCGATCCATATGTCCTACGCCCAAAGCCCGGGCGGACGCGTCCACCCACCCCCCGAAGTGTTCGTTTCCGGCGAAGCCCGGCAGGGACTCTTGTTCACCAACGACACCATGCCCATCAAGGTACGCGACTGGTTCGCCTTCGGCGTCAGTGGTTACCGGGGACTGGTCAAACGCAATGTAGCTGGATAAGCCAAAGGAAACCCACATGAACAACTTCGTTGAACACATCCACACCTTTACCACCCAGGCCGACGCAGATGACATCGTAGAGGTCCCCCTCAACACCGAGAAGCACCCCATGAGCCTGGAATCAGTAGACGTCTACCTGACCGCCGTCGCAGGCGCCCCCACCGCCGTAACCCTCGACCTGGATATCACCGACGGCACAACCACCAAGGCCGCCATCGCCGCTCAATCCATCGGCACCGCCGCCGGACAAACCCATCTGGTACCCACCGGCGCATCCAAGGCAGCCGGCGACCACACCGCCCCCATTGACTCCACCCCCTCCTGGCGCTACCAGATCGACCTCAACTTCACCGCCGGCACAACACCCACAGTTACCGGCAAAGTCATCGTTCGCTGGGCCACCTGATCCAGAACCAATACCCGCTACCCAATGTAAAGGGAGACCCGGCCTTGGTCGGGTCTCCCTCAGTTCCCCATACAGCCATGCCCACCAAAAAGAACCCCCTCCACCAATACCTGACACCAAAAAAACCCGCCCCCCAAAAACCAGCCAAACCCGACTTCGTCGCCCTGGCCGCCGCAAAGATCGACTGCAAAGCCAGAGACCTGATCGAATACCGGCTCTACCCCACCTACATTGTCATCATAAGCCCGGCCTACACAAAACACCGCTTCCCTCTCGCCGATCTAGACCCCGACTTCGTCTCAGAATACCTATGATCGAAAAAGTCAAACGCTCCTACGCCCACACCCCACACGACACTAACCCCATCACCAACGGCGCGTGTGATTACGTCCTGGTAGGAGTCGCCGGAGACATCGCCGTCATCTACAAAGACCCCGTATCCGGCAGCGACATCACCGATACTTTCTACGTGGTAGCGGGCATGTGGCACCCAATCAATGCAAAAATCATCAAATCCACAGGCACAACCGCTACCGGCATCCACGCAGGTTACTCACACTAATCCATGCCCGGCCCACTGATCCTCACCCTTCGACGTATTGCCATCGTCCCCACCGGCGGCATCCCCCCCGAATTCTCCACCGGCGAAGAAGGCGACACCGACAATAACACCATAGAGATCACCTTCAACCTGGACGTCTTCTCGACCGCCTACGCCGGCGGGGTAACCCTCAAAATCAACGCAGTAGCCGCCACCCTCACCGCCGCCGTCCGCCAGACCGATCACGCCATTGTGCACTACACCATAACCGAAGACGTGGACATTGACGACGCGGTGACCTTTGAATACGACGACGACTTTGGAGACTACGAAGCCGAGAGCGACGGAACAGACATGTTAGACATCACCAGCCAATCAACGACCAACTACGTGGGCAGCCAACTGTATTTCAACGAGGAATGGGCAAGCGCACACCGGTGTCATTTGTGAAAATATTCTCCTTCTCCCTCTGGTTTGATCCTGGGTGGTGGGCAGCCCGCCGCCAATCGTGGAAGCTCCGCAGGTGGTACATTGCCCGCATCCCAACATTTACCACCAAAGGGAAAGCCGGACGTATCCCGTCCGCACTCTCCCTCCAAACCGGCCCGCTCACCTGGAAATTCCTGATCCCCTAAATCATCATGGCAAATATTGACTTCAAAGCCGCAGACGCAACAACCAAATATCAAAAAGCCACCGGAGCAGGGACAAACCTCGATCCATTCATCGTAGAACACCTGGAAACCAACTCGGCCGCCATCCTCACCGCGCTCGAAATCATAGACAATTTCATTTCCGGCGCGCGTGGCCTGGTCACCGAAGACAACTCAGCCGCCATCAAAACCGCAGTCGAGATCATTGACAATATCGTAGCAGGCACAGAGGCCCAGGTAGATGTCATCACATCCGCACTCCCCACCGGCGCAGCCACAGCAGCCAACCAATCCACCGCAAACACCTCCCTCGCCGCCATCCAGACCGCCATTGAAATCCTGGACAATATCGTGAGCGGAACCGAGGCCCAGGTAGATGTGCTGACTCTCCCCAATGTCACCCTGGCCGCAGGCACAAACACGAACGAAGTAGTTGGAGACGTCGCCCACGATGCAGCCGCAGCAGGTAACCCGGTCCTCATTGCCGGCGCAGCCCAGACCATGGACGACAGCGCACCCCCCAACCGGGTCAGCACAGAGAGCGACGCCGCCCGACTCGCTACCGACCTGGACGGTTCATTGTTCGCCCACCCACACGGCCCGCAGATCTGGAACTACCACGAGAATAGCTCATCCGCACTCACCGACGCCTCCGTACACGCCGCCCCTGGCGCAGGCCTTTCCCTCTACGTCACCGATATCATTGTTTCCACCGGCGCAGCTACAGCCCTTAATATTTTCTTCGAGGAGAGCACAACCATCGTTCTCGGTCCGTACTATTTAGAAGCCGTTGCAGGACGCGGACTCTCCATTCACTTCACCACACCCAAGAAAATCACCGCCAACACCGCCCTCACCGTCACCACCTCCGCAGCCATCGCCCACAGCATTGACGTACACGGCTACATTGCCCCATCCTAAACCATGACCCAAACCGAACTCCTCACCCTACTGCAAACCAAATACAACATTGTCGGCTCCCCCCAGCCCGCAGAAATCATCGGCGGCATCGATGTGAAAGTCTACACAGTATCCGTTTTCAAGCTGACCGGCGACTCCATCGCACGCGTAAACGTGGGATACACAGTCGTCAACCAGGACCAGCCAACCGAGGCAGCCTATTGGAACGGACACGAACCCGACACCGCACCCCCACGCCACCCATTCCTTGTAGAAGTTGAAACCTTCATTGAGAACAAAATAGCAGACGGGAGTATCGAGGCCGCGTTCATCACCGAGTACAGCATCAACCACGAAATAGCAGCCTTCGAAGCCTGGCGGCTGGTGACAAACATCCTGAAACGTTTCAACGGGATCATGTTTAGACAATCGGATGGACAGATCGGCTTCCGCCTGGAAAACACATAATGACCGCAGTCATCCAGACCAGTAACAACAGCAGCCAGGCAGACTCCGCAACCACCACCCACACAGTCAACCTTCCAAGTGGAATCAGTGCCGGAGACCTGCTGATCGTGTTTTTCGGGATGGCCGCCCCCGATGGAAAAGTGGTGACCTGGCCCGCGGGATGGATAGCCGATAGTAGTTTTGTGCGAATAGACCAGGAAGCAGGAGCAGATGCAGGTATCTCAGCAGGATTCCTCAAGGCAACGGGTTCAGAAGGGGCAACAATCACCATCACAACAGACCTGGGAACACGCTCCGGCCACGTCTCATTACGCATTGACGGAAACGAAGACCCCGACACCCAGGCACCCGAGGCAACCACCGCCATTGGAACCAACTCAGACTCAAACTCACCCACGCTATCCCCGACCGGAGGAGCAAAGGATTACCTTTGGCTTTCCGTGTCCGGACGGACCCACGACGGCGTCGCAACCATCACAGCCCCCGCAAGCTACACCATGGTCAACGAAGGGGCCTCAGGTACAGGCGCAGCCCACGTCCTGGTTTCCGTTGCACAGCGCAGCCTCAACGCAGCTACCGAAGACCCCGCCGCCTACACCGGCGGCGATGTGACCGCCGAATGGTGCGCCATCACCATAGCCGTTCACCCCTCCGGCGGCGCTCCCCCCGCAGCCACCAACCCCGGCTGGAACCAATCCAAAGGCGGGTGGTGGTAACCCACCCACTCCCCACCCGATACTCGATCTTCGATACTCGATTTTCGATCCCCGATACCCGATCCCCGATCCCCCCATGTTCAACCTCCCCGACGCAGGCCACATCCCCCACATAGAAGCCGACGCAGGACTCATCAACCCCTACCCGATCAACCTGCAGGGGAAAAATAAAACATTCTCACTCGTAGCATGGAACTTCACGGACGACACAGGGACCGCAACCCTTTTCATAGACGGCGAAGTCACCCCCATCACCATCCCCGACCAGGAAGGCTGGGCGTTCGACGGACTCGTCCTCGCCCTCTCTCGCGAAACCAGCACGCTCGCCTACGGCTGGCACGTCTACGGCGTCCTCCGCCGTCAAGTCGGCGCAGCCAACACCGCCCTCTACGGCGGCACCGTCACCGGCATAGGCGGCGACCTCGGCCCACCCACAGCCCCATCCCTGGCAGCCGATACAACCAACGGCGGCCTCACCGTAACCGTGAGCGGCCTTGCCGGCAAAACCGTAGACTACCTGATCCAATTAGACCTGGCTGAAATCAAAACCCCCTGATACTCGATTCTCGATTTTCGATACTCAATTTTCGATACTCAATTTTCGATACTCCCCCACTTCCCCATGAAAATCCCAAAACTCCCCGACGGCACCCACATACCCCACATCTACGCCGACGCCACCCTCATCAATCCCTTTCCCAATAACATCTTCGGCACAAACAAATCACTCGTTCTCGTGGTTTGGAACATACTGGCCGGTGCAGAGACCGACTCCCTGTTCGTGGACGGCGACAACACACCCATTGTGTTACTGGATAACAGCGCCTGGGTGCTTCAAGGAGTCATTCAGGCCACATCCATTGAGACCAATCCCCAGACCTACGCATGGAAAATAAGGGGCGTGATCCGCCGCCAGAACGGAGCGGCCAACACGGCCATCTATGGAGCCACAGTTACCGCCATCGGCGGCGATCTGGGTCCTCCAACCACCCCAACCCTCACCGCAGACACCATAAACGGCGGTCTAACCATCACTGTAACGGGCGTAGCTGGAAAAGATGTAAGTTTTCTAGGAAAAATAGACATCGTGGAAATCTCAGGCGTTCGTAAGCGGTGCGGTCCGTTGATGGTGTCCGATCTATTCACCGATTCAGACGGCGTTTCCCTCGAGGCTCATTCCGCGAACTGGACTCAGGTATCCGGGCTGTTTGAAATCTTCTCGAATGGCCTGGCGGTGAACTACAACGGCTTTTTTGCGGCGGCGTTCTGGAACGCCAATAATTTTTACAAGAACCATTATGCACAGGCCATTTTAGATACATTTGTTCTAACAACCACCCGGATCGGCGTGTGCGTGCGCTGCACTGCCGGCATTTCAGCACCAAATTGCTACGCCGTCGTCGTGTACACTACCGTACTCGGCAACCCAGGCAATCCCTATCTCTACAAAGTCATCGGCGAACTGGACATCGCCGAATTCATTGTC